AACCGGAGTACTAAAGGCACAACCCCAACCGGCATGGTAATGACATGGTTGCTGATGCTGGTTTCACTTCTAAAATGCCAGATGTATTTTACGAATTAATTGTCCCAAGAATACTAAGTGGTAAATTAGATTACCTGCCAGATGGTTTAGCTAATATCGTGAGGTATACAGAGTCTGGTGTGAATCTTAATGATTATCTTTTAATCAGTGAGAACATGACGGTTACAGAATACTTTGGGGTTAATGTAAAGGGTTTAACAAAAGCTCAGATGGA